TGCGCAAAGCGCAAGGCGCAACTACTGAGCCGCTTGCCGCATTTATCTTCCGCAAGCGTCGCCACGCTTTCGTCGTTTTCATTGAAATAAGCATCGCCTGTATAGTTGCATTCAGCACTGCGATATTCCCATGGGCAGAAATTGCTACATTGGCGCTTAGGAGCCCTTACGTTGACAAGATCGAAGACAGCAGCAAGTTCAAACTCAATGATGTCTCGCGTTTCTTTTGCTTTTCTGTCGATGTAATAGATTTCTCTAGGAAATTCAGCCGTCGGGTCGGGGCTGTAGGGGCTAGTGCCTCCAGGGAAGTTGATGTCATCTAGATAGCGAAGCAGCGTGCGCAGCCGCGTCACTTTTGCGCCTTCAATACCACGAGGCAAGCTAAGGATGAGGCCAGTGATAGTGCCCAGTAAATTGCTCACGCGAAGCGTTGGCCTGGGCAGTTGGCCTGTACCAGTCCATTCAAAACCTTCTGCTTCAATGGGGAAGCGAAGGTAGCCTTGGCCGTTCCACACAATGTCGGAATGGCGGGCGTTTTCTAGGAAAATCTGGCCGCCGTCCTCGTAGATAAGGTTGTCGTTGTTCTCGGCTAAAAGGACGCTTGCAATATCAAAACCAACGCCCGCATGAAAGTAGTAGGTTTCGTTGACGCCGTGTTGATCAGCGTTCAGTTCAAGCTGAAAAAGCTCAATAATTGCTCCAGGCGCTACCTCTTGAAGAGCGGAGACAGGAACGGTCATAATTCAAATACGCGCCTGAATGAAGCCTGAATATCGTTATTATTGTGATTATTATACTGGGTGCTCCATTCCCCGCAAACGTAGCTGCCGGTAACGCTAGTCAATGGATCAGTCCACTGAAACGACGCCTTGCCACGCATCTGCCTCAGAAAGGTCCTGATCTCATCTCTCTCTGCATTGGTGCGATTGCGAAACTGCAGGCTCCACTGCTCGCTTTGCGCATTGATGCCAAATTTTACGCGCTTTGTGTATCCGTCCCCAAATTCAAACGTGCGCGCATTGGTCGCATAGCTTTGATCAGCCGTGAAATCTGGAATCCACGTAAACGCCAACGGCGTCCCAGCAGGTGTTGCGATATTTGTAGCGCCAGGCTCATAGCGCAATTCAAACTCAGCTTCAACCGTTCTGTAATCACACGATTCAAGTCGAGCGTTCCATTCAGTGCAAATGAATTGCGCAGTCTCGCTAAAAGGCGTAGTCCACTCAAAAGTCTCCAGCCCATCACGCGCCTTCAAAAAAGCAACAATTCCCGCAATATCAGAAGTGCTGCGATTTGTAAACGTAAGGCTCCAGGTGTCACGAAACGGATTGATGCCAAACGTGATCCGCTGCTCATACGTTCCAAGCCGCACTTGATTCGCGCGAGGCTGACAGCTTTCAGTTGCCGGTCGATCTGGCGTATAGGTGAAAGTAGCCATCAGGCAAGCAAGCCTCCAGGACGCTTCTGCTTGATCAGCTCAGCCTGAACCGCAGCAGCAACAGCGCGACCAAGCTGCTGTCCCTGTCCGTTATCGCCTTGAACTTTGGTGCCCTGCGCGTCAACATTCACGGTCACCGCAACAGACCCACCACCTGCAACACCTAGTTTGCCATCCCGGCCACGCTTCAGCGGAATGATCGCTTCTGGGCCAGCTTCGCCCATCAAACCAAAGCGCCCAGCGCCGCCATCTGCGTACTTGAACAGCGTCGGCTTGTTGACGATGCCGCCCATGGCGAAGGGTTGGATGCCGTTCTTGGCAAAAGCCATGCCGTTGGCGGCGACAGCAGCGACCGGAATGGTTCCACCAGGCACGGGGAAGAGCTTGCGAATGGCCGATATCGCTTGATTGATCACGTAAATTTGAATCAATTGGCGTGCAATATCTTGCAATACAGTCGCGGCAATTTGCCGCAGGCTGTTGCCCCAGTTCTCCGTGCCACTGATTAAGAGATCGAAAGACTGAGTAAGCCCTTGCTGCAATGGATTCACGACCGCATCCCTAAGCTGCTGAGCATCTTGAATTGCTTTATTGCGCCTTTCGTTTTGAATTGCAAGCTCTTGATTTTGCTGATTAAGAGTTTCTAGAGTTTTCAGCTCAAGATCATACTGCGCTGATACTGCATCAAAGTTTTCGCCTTGGTTAATAAGCGCTTGCGCCTGCACCTGCAGTTGACGCTTCTGAGTCTCGTAAGACTGTTGCAGAGTCGTCAGCTCTCTGGCTATTGCCGGTTCGTGGCCTTCGCTTAGGTATTTAACCTGTAATTCAATTTCGCGGCTTTGATTTTTTAGTGTTCTTTCAGTCTCGCGACTTGTTTGAGTGATTTCAGACAGGACCGTAAATTGCCTTTCTAGTTGATTTTGATTGACCTGCTGAGTTTGCTGCTCAGCGGCTTGCTGCCTCATTTGAGATGTTGGCGCTGCGCCTTGAATTGCCTGAGCGATCAAACCAAGCGGACCGGGGGATGCGCTTGCAATGCTTCCATAATTCCTAGTAAGGCGAGAGATATTGAATCCGCGACCCGGAAGCATTGCACCTTCGAATTGGCTTTCGACGCCAGGGGTGATTATTGGCTGATCAAAAATATCGGAAAACTGTTTTGAGCGCTTATCTCTTTGCTCTTGCAGCCACTGCTCTGTTTCTGCAGGCGCAGTCCTGAAGCGGCCAAGATTTCTCAATGCACCTTCTGCAAAAGCTTCGCCGGCACTCCTGGCTTCCTGAATAACTTCTTCGTAAAAGCCTGGGAAATTTCTAACGACCGATCGCAGCGAATTAGCCGCATTCACCGCAGACTCTTCAATTTTGCTTTCGTATCTGCTTAATTCGTTTAATGCGTTAATTTTTTGCTCTGCGGAAGTGAATTGCCGAGGCAGACTGAATGCTTCGGCCCTAGTGGCCTTGAATACATCTAAAATTGTTTTCTTGATTATAGCTTTTTCGTTGTCACTGAGCATGAAGCTCAGGTCACGCGAGGACCCAAGATTGGCGCTGAAAATTCGTGCATATTCCGGAGATCCAAGCTGAGGCGTCAGTCTTGCGGACTGTTTCTCTGCTTCATTGACGCGATCCACAATTGGATCTAAAAGCGTTTTGACGATGCTTGCGACGGCAGAAGCTGGGGTAGGAATAGCTCTGCTTCGTTTTTGCTCACGCATTTGATTTTCAGTTTCTTTCCATTGAGCCTCAAGAGGATTCCAGTTGAGAATTGCTTCTTGAGTCCTCTGGATTCGCCGAAGCACTTGCTGATTCCTGGCCGGATCAGGCTTAAATGTCTTTTTAATTTCTTTTTCCGTGGCCCTGTAAACGCCCTCCATCGCCCCTTGGATCTGCTGCCAAATCATCCGCAGCGGGCGAGCAGCCTGCTGCTGCATGCGCTGAATAGGCAGAGGCATTAAGCCCGCAACATCCTCGTAACCGCGCTCAGCACCCAGCAGGCTGAGGAATTGCTCACCAATACCGCTGCGCGCAGGCAGTGAACTTTGCCTTCCTTGTGTCTGCTGGGAAAGCTTGCGCAAGAGCTGTTCAAGATTTGCGTCAATTCTTTGAATTTGCTCTGGAACCTCATTGGAGCCAAGACCGCTATAAACTGGTCGGCCGCCCATAAAGCCGGAAGGCTCTCCAATTGGCTGCAATCCAAATTGAGTGCGCTGCTGATTCAGGCTGGTTCGCTGCAACACCTGCGAAACAATCTGAGCCGCAAGCGTGATGCGCTTGGCTGCAACGCCACTTCCTTCTTCAATGATCTTTGCTGAAGCTTTTGCAAAATCACGTTGAATTTCGCCAACTCGTTTTGCGTAGCCTTCATTTGCTTCTGCAATTTGTTTTGCGGTGTTTTTCTGGAAGTCTGCGATTGTGCGTTGCTGCTGAAGCTCTTTGTCAAGCAGGTCTTCCTGAATCTTGATGCGATCCTCAGTAGCGCGTTGACTGATTTCTGCAGCCTTACGTTCAGCCTCAATAACCTCAGGGTCTTCGCCAGCAGCAAGCCGACGCAAGCGATCTATCTCGCCAGCGCCGAACTCCATTTCACGACGAGTGCGTTCAATATCCCGTTCAATTTGACGCCGCTCATCGCCAAGCTGCCGCTCAATCTGCGCTGCTTGCTCAACTGCATCTTTTCTGATTTTTGCAATTTGTTCTTCGCGTTGGCGGCGGGCGTCAAACAGCGATTCTTCCCGCTGTTCTACTGCTTGCAGGTACTGCTGGCCAAGTTTTTCTTTTTCGGCCTTCGCTTCATCGTCTTGGCGCTGTTTTCTTTCCTTATTAGTTTCTTTTTCATCTAAGCGAAGTTTGACAAGCGCTTCTTCAAGGATTTTTACCTTTTTGGTGGCTTCCGCTATTTCCGGGAGCAAATCAGCCATAAAGCCAAGCCCCGGAACAACACTTTTCCGCAACGCCGTCTCGCGACTGCCAGCTTCAAGCAGTGCAGTCTCGAGCTCTTCAATCGACATTCGCTTTCCAAGCACTTGCTCCTGATAGAAGCCAGCGCCGGGTTGAATGGCTCTTAGCTCGATCAGCTTGTTAATTACGCGATCAATACCACGGATTGAGCGAGCGGCAAAATCCTGGAAGGCAGCGCCGCTAGGGCCAAGCGCATTGCCGATGTTTTTCTGAAGATTTTTGAGCGCAAGATCCAAGCGCGCACCGGCTTGTTCGGGTGAGTCAGCAATAATTTGCGCAGTACGCCCGTATTTTTTGAGAGAGAATTCAACAAATTGAACAAACTGTGCCAACGTGACTTCACCAGCCTGAAGATCTGCGTCTAATTCTTTTGTGCTCTTGCCGCTTGATTCGGCGAACAAAGCAAAAGCACCCGCCAATCGCTCGCCAATTTGGCCCCGCAGCTCTTCTGCGCTTACTTTGCCCTTACTGAAGACCTGAGCGGCAGCGACAAGCGCTCCATTGACATCTTGAATGCTGCCACCAGTCGCAAGGACGGAAGCGCTAAGCCCCTTAAAAGTGTTTTCAGCGTCTTTAATTGTGCCGCCAGATCCAACGACGGCAGCCGCCAGCTTGGTAAATTGCTGCGTGCTTTGCAGAATTGGAATGTTAAATTGCTGTGAAGCCGATTCAATTGCTCCAAGAGCTGACCTGTAATCTTCAAAGCTGTAAACAACGCCTTGCAGGGCAAGCCGCAATCTGCGGATTTCGGCTGCATATTCAGCAGCCGCACCGGCTGCTTGCCTCAAGCCACCAAGCTGTGCACCAGCAGCAGCACCCGCAAATGCACCACCAACAGGGCCAAGCCCCGGAATTGCAAGACCAGCAGCAAACCCACCAAGGCCGCCGACAAAGCCCTCAGGACCGCCAAAAATACCGCCAGAGATAATTGCGCCAGCGGACTGAACCGCCTGGCCTGTTGTAAGGCGACGACGGCGAAGCCTGTCGCGCGCTTCTAGGCGTCGATTGAAATCATTAAGTTCTTTCTTATGAATTTGCTCCTGAAGGGAGTAAATTTCATCTGCTTGAGCTAGAGTTTTATCAATTTCAATTTGATCATATTTTGCCTGAATTTGCGCTCTTTCAACTTTTGCATTTTCATAAATACGATTAACATCATCCAGTGCGCGCTCGATGGATTCCTGAGCGCGGCGTCCCGCTTCAGGGAACGGCTGCGGGCCGATTGGAGTGGGATAAGCCGCCTCACCAATACGGATCCGGCCTGGCGTGCGACGACCTCGCGCAATAATTGCGCCAGTAACAGGATCCCGAAACCCTCCGACACCCGGCGCCAATCCTTGGCGCGGTCGAGTGGCACCACTCATGCGTTCGGAAATTGTTGAGTAATACTCCTGAATGTCAGCCACCTTTCCGGCTCTTCTTTCCGCGCCCGTTTGGGCGATATCTAATTGCTTGAATGCTTCAGCCGTACCCGTAATTTCACGACGAAGTTCGCGCTGAACTTCAGCTATTCGATTCGAAACATCAACATATGCGCTGCTGCTTCGGTTGGTATTTAGCAAGCGCTCAGAAAGCTCTGCCAGCTCTTGGTTCAAAGCCGCAGTGGTATCAGGTAAATCACCAAAACGCCTTGCAGCGTCTCTGAAGTCAAACAACCCAGAGCCTTCTGCAAAAGCCGCAGCCCCAATGCGAACAGATTCACGACCAGTTCTGACCGACTGCTCGTACATGAGCTGTCTTTGCTGGATAAGCGCGCGGTTCAAGCGCTCTTGTGCAGCAGCACGAGTTTCAATGTTCTCTGCCAATCTGCGTTCTCTGGCAGACTGCTGATCAATGCTGTCTACAATTTCGCGCTGCTCATCAATCAGCAGCCTGAGGTCCTGAAGCTGCCTGCCAGCACCAGCAGAAGTAGAAGCAAGCGCTTGACCTAGAACTCGCCCAAACGCTCGGCTTGTTTGAATTGTTTGAGTTTCAGCCTGCTGCAATTGCGCAGTCAGCTCAGCAATATCACGCCCAAGATCGTTGAATACAGAGCCGGTGATTGTTGCCTCACCACGCAACCTACCAAGATCCGTGATGTAGGACCTAAGAGACTGCTGTGACTGATTTGCGCCGGCCGCAACAGATAAAATACTCTGCCTTAATACTTGAATCTCACCATCAGTGCGGCGAGAAGCCTGACGAAACCTTTCAATATCGCCAGCAAGCTCAGCCCAAGCAGTAGAACCGCGCTCCGTCTGAGACTGAAGCCCTCTCAGCGCTTCAATCTGACCTTTAATGACCTGCTCAGTATTCCTGCCTTCTCGGCCGAAAGCGATAATACTTTCGCGAGCACGTTCAATTGTTGCAGCGCTAGGACCAAGCGACTTCTCAAGCTCGCGAAACGAACTCTTCAGCTTGTCCAGGCCCTGAAGACCTTGGATGCCAAGCCTGACAAGAATTTCGCTGACTTGCTTGCTAGCCATCCGAGCCCTTAGCCAATTCGCTTAATGCTGCAGCCTCCATTATCTGAAGACCTTCAAGCATCTCGCGGCGATTCTCCACATTGTAGAGGTCAAACAACCCGCCAGCACACAGCAGCACGTCATATCGCAACCCCATGTAGCCGGCCATTGTCGTTGTCCACTGCGTTTGCATGCGCAGGAACATCATCACAATGTCCCAGTTTTCATCCCACACTTCAAAATCAGCCGATTCTTCCTTCGGCTGTTCGGGCAGGACGATGCCAAATGCAGCAGCGTCCTCGCCCGATTTATCTTCTACCCTTTTGCCGCCGCCTGCCCAGTAGACGGCAGCATCCTTCAGTTTCCCTGGCGGCCGCCTTCAAAGGTCTCGGTGTAAGCCTTCAATACGCCACGGATCCAGTAGGGGTCATCGCTAAATTCACGCATCGCCTCAAGCGAAAACGGCACTTCCTTGCCCTCCTCGTCAAGAATGCCGTCCCAGCCAACCATGATCACTTTCAAAAGATCTAGCTCGCCCTTCTCGCCAAGCTTTTGAAACTCCTTGCGGCCCACGCGCTTGAACTTGGCATCAAAGGTAGCCGTATCAAAGGTGCCGCCATCAGCGGGCTCCTCGATCGATACAGGCCAGCTAAAAATCTTGACCTTTTTACGGACAAATGCCATGCGTAATGAACGCGATACTGCAACAGCATACACCCAATAAAAAAGGGCCGCATTAGCGGCCCCGCTCATCCGTCTGCATCCAGATCAAGTGTAGACCAAGCTGAACTCATCGTTACCTGCAGTGCTGGGCACGCAGGTGTACGGGATGTTCAGCATGTGGATGCCATCTTGGTCGCTGTAGCTCACATCGCCAATATCAACTCGGGTGGAGGCGAAATCGATGATGTTGCCAGCGGTTTGACCATGCTGGAACAGCAGGTTACCAAGAGTGCCATCGCTCAGGGCAGCAGTGAAGTAGTTCTTGGTTGCCATGGTCACAGCTTCCAGAACCACACTGCCGGTGCTGGCGCGATCGGTCAGCAGCACCTCTTTGGTGCAGCCAACCAGCTCGCGATAGACAAGCGTGTTGCCCACGTCAAACGACACAGACTGCAGGCAGCCGGCGTAAGACAGCAGCTCGAAGCCTGTGGTGTTGCCGTTTTTGAAGACAACAGGGGTGGCTTGATCGCCGTAGGTAACCGAGGGCAGTGCCGTATCGGTCGGGGTGTTGTAGATGCCGGTGAAGGTGAAATCGATTGTGGGGATTTCGCCAACAGCACCGTTGATGGTGAACGTACCGCGAGCACCGGTCACCTTGTGCAGCACACCATCAATGTTGTAATAGATGGTGCAGCTACCAAAGCTTGCGCTGACAGGTGCATAGGTGACGCTAGTAGAAGCGACAATGGTTTCGCTCAGGCCACAAGCAAGCAGAGCCTTGCCGTAACGAGGAGCGGTACCAGCAGTGCCAGAACCAGCAAGCTCAACGCTGAAGGTGCATTCAACGCGAGTGTTGGCCAGCAATTGCTCAGATGCACCCAGATAAGGGCGCACCAGATCACGACCTACAACATCACTCTGCAGCGGAGTGATGTTCAGATCGCGAACCAAAACCGCGTCGGCGCCGGTCGGAGTCGGATCCGTCCCGTAGGTTCCCTCCGATTCCAGCAGAATCAGACGTTTCCGAGTTAGAAGGGGCATTGGAAATTACCTCTTGTGGAACAGGTGGCAGCGTCCGCTTAACGAGAGTGCGGATGCCTGTCTCTGGGTCAAGGATGTACGAGCCACCTTGCCCTTGAAACTCATCAATCACTGTAAATCCGGTGGCTTATCAGACTCTACGTCGCCAAACTTGCCACAGTCGTTCGATATTGAACGATATAATCATTGAAAATTACGCCTGCAGGCTGGTCTGCATCCAGCATGTTGAACGTCACCTCGTCAGGCTGTACGTCAATCGCGTAACCACCAAGCGTCAAATCAGCAACCATCTTCGCGTGCATGCTCTCAATAACCGGATCCGCAAGCTGGTCTGGTATGTCGCCGCGCACAATCACAGTCACCCGCACGCGCATCCGCCAATCCAACGTCGGCAAACTGGTGTTCTGCGTTGGCGTGTCACTGATTGGTTCGATCACAATCGCAGGCGACTCCGCACGTTGCATCGCGGTCACACGACTGCGATAAACGCGACCGTTCACTCCCGCTGTCGTCGCAAGCGCGGTAGCAATCGCGCTTAATACCTGTTCACGCTTGGTCGTCATTGAATCCTCGCTTCGGAAGCGGACCAAACGCGCCAGGGTCGACCTGTTTGGTCACAATTGATTTTGCTCGATAATAAATGTAGCTATCCGTCTTTCCAGCTTGCTCCAGCGCTTGCATGACCTTGACCCAATTCTTGAAGGTGTCGCGGTCCATGCTCATCATGCCTTCACTTCTATTGCGCTTATGCGGCCGCGCTGGAACTGGATTGTGGTGGTGTCGCTGATGTTGGCCACATAAAGCGCAACCTCATCACCATCGGCCAGTTCAACCATCCAAAAGCAAAACAGCTTGGCAATCTGCCCAGTTGAACCAGAGAAGGCACGACACTCAGACTGATCAATGCCCGTGCCGTTCTTGGCCAGCTTGATGCCGAGCGTGTGGTTGTTGCCGGCATAGGCGTCCATGCTGGCCTGCACCATGAACAGCTTGGTTGCACCGCTGCTGTTCTTTAATCCGAAAGTATCGCTAGTGCCCAGCGTGACCTGATAATCAGTGCTGCTATCAAAGGTCGCTGTTAGACCAGTGCTCTGATACGTGCCAGCAGTTGCAATTGCAATTGTCCCCGCAGTGGTCTTGCTCGCCTGCCCACGAGCAAGCACACCCTCGATGTAATAGCTCAGACTGCTCCAAGCAGTTGCGCCATCTCCAATCTTGTATCGACGATTATCGGTTTCAATTCCGATCTCACCCGCCAGCAACACCGGATTGGCTGCAGTCCAAGCTGCAGCAGTGCCGTTGCGAAGCTTGAATCGGGTGATCGTGTCGCTCATGGCGCTCCGCCGTCAAGAACATTACCGTCGACATAAACGGTCGCAGGACCGCCTCCATCAAGGATAACTAAGCTCTCTGTATCGGCCCCATCGCCGTCAAGCACCGCAGGCGACACCGCAGCCAACACAGGTGTCGCACTGCGCTGCAGCATTAGATCACAAAATTTGCCATCATCAAGCAGCTCAACATTGCGCACCGTATAAGGCAGTCCATCGACGTTGACGCCAGCGCCATGCTGCAAATCACCAAACAAGCTCGCGAGGCAGGTGACCTTGTAATCAGTCGTCAGCACCACGCCGTCAGCGATCATCTCGCTTGGCATGTCCAAAATCCCCAGTCCACTTGCAGACCCAGCCGAAATCGGAACGCCGAAATCAGCGAGGAATACGCTTAGGTCTTCGGTGAATGCCATGCAAACAGCATAAAGCCCCAGGTCGCCGAAGCAACCCAGGGCTCAGTGTGTACGGCTATCAGCCGTACTTGGTCACGCCCACAGCGTTCACCGAAAAGGTGAAGGAGGGGCTACTGCCGCCGATGGTGTACTTCACTCGGACATAGCGGCGAGCGCTGTCTTTGTTGATAACCAGTTTCTGAGCAGAAGCGGTGCCGGTCACCTGGGTGAAGGCGGCACCGCTGATGGCGGCGAAGCTGGAGTTGTCAGCGGAATCCTCAATGGTCACATCGAGGGTGGGGCTGGTGCCACTGCCAGCTGCAGAATCCAGAAGGAAAACAACGTCGCCGTCGTAGGTCTGCAGATCAATGCCACTGGTTTGACCAGTGGCGGTGCGAGCAGCGGTGGGGTGGCCGGCGATAAGAGCGAGCTTATCGAGGGCTTGTTGAAGGATGGCCATGGCTTACTCCTTGGGGGTGGTGGAACGGGTGCGCTTGGGCTTTGCCTCGACCTCGGCTTTTGGCTCTAGTACAGGCTCGGCTTTTGGCTCTGGCTTGGGTTTAACTACTGGTTCGGGGACGGACTCGGCCACACGGGCCTTATTCATTCCGATCAGTAGATAGGCGTCCGACTCTTTGACCTCAACGAAGGAGCCCGCTTGCGTGGGCTCCCCGTAGATCATCACCGGCCGCAGGATCTCAATTCGCATGAGTCATTAAGCGGTGACTAGATCTCACTTAGAGATCAGGTGGCGTAACAGAAGGCGCCGGGCTGCTTGACGGCCACATCCACGTCCTGCAGAGCGATGATGCGAACAGTGCCTGCGGTAGCACCGGCATAGGGATCCACGGTCAGATCCAGGCCAGACCACATCCCCATGATCATCATCGAAAAATCGCCGAACAGTGCATCGTTACTGGCGAGCTGGTTGGAAACAATGGCGGGGTAGCCATTGATCTCGCCATCCTCAAACACGAACATGCCGGTATTCGTTGCCTTCTCGGTGCTCTTGAGCGCACCACGTGCAGCGGCATTCACCACATAACGCAGCGAACCAGCGTCGGCGTTAGCAGAAGCAACGTCGGTCTCCATGCCGATGTATTCGGCGAAGGTGCCATAGCTGGTCAGAGCCTGAGTACCGATACCGGTCACATTGGTCAGACCCAGAGGCTGATTGGCAGAACCCGTGCCGTAGATGGCAGCGCGATCAAGCTCAAGAGCAATCACGCGAGCCAAATCGTTGCGCACCATGCCTTCCACATCAATGGAGGACTGGAGCAGCAAACGGCGGGAGTAGTCAACAAATGCACCCACAGTCTTGGGCGTCATGTTGACCTGATCAATTGCCTGCTGGCTTTCGGTGGGAGAAGAGCCCTCGCCGACCCAGTAAGCGGTAGCGGCAGACGACTGACGGGGGATGCTGATGTTGCCTTGCAGACCGGTCAGCATGGTCACGCCGGCTTGAGCCAAGGCGAGACGGTTGCGGAGCAGGTCAATGAAGGAGCCGGACAGCAGCTCGTCGGCGACAAGATTGCCACCGGCAGTGGAGGTGCCAACCACCAGATCGCGACGCAGCACCTCGTTGGGAATCACAATGCCATTGGAAGCACGCTCATATTTCTGAGCGGCAGCCTTGCCAACTTCAATCTCAAACTCAGCAGCCCGACGAGCAGAAGCATCGCTGGGGTTGGCGAGATAGTTCAGAGCACGAACAAAACTGAACGAGCGGGTCTCCTTATCGGAGAGGCCAACGTCATTGGAAGTGACATCAGCAGAACGAATGACTTGTTCCACAGGTTGAGTACCGAGTTTTTCAAGGACAGCAGCACGAGCCTCATCAACAGTGCGACCACCGTCAATCAGCTCGCGAGCCAGGTCTTGCATCTGGTGCTTTTCGCCCAGTGCGCTGATGGCGGCGATA